TTATGTTCCCGGGAGACACGAACGGAAGACCCGAAGAGGTCTACAACTGTCGCTGTACGATGGCGGACGAGGTGATAGGCTTCCGAAAAGCTGACGGTCGGATAGAGTATGTTGACATTGACAGATATGAGCCCGATTACGAGTTTGAGCAGTTGAAGCCGAAGGAAGAAGGGGCTTTCGGGCCGAGCGCGTACACGCAGGATCGCAAGGACAACGCGACTTGGGCACAGACGAAGATGGATGCGTATAACAGCTATGTTGATGCGTCGGCAGAAGTTTGGAAAAAGGCCACCGACAAAGAGAAGTGGGCAATCAACGACTACACCGGGGACAGCGACGACTACAATAAACCGCTCAGGGGTTACGAAGGGTCTTGGCGCAACTACGTTGGGCAGAAGGACATAGCGCTGTATCACGGCACCGCAGAGAATATAGACGCGGCAACATCTATTATTGCAAAGTCCGTTACACAGAAAGATATGTGGCTACAGCGCGGCGTCAGCAGGGACAGCGCAGTTGCCAGCTTCCTGCAGATCCCGGAAAGCGACCTGACCTCGCTTAGTGAAAAAGAACTTAGCGACATTCTTGTCGGGAAGATCGTCCCTGATTATGCGTTCTTCTCTTGCGGATCGTCAAAGGGCGCTGGTTTTAGTGGAACCATCTTCAACGTGTACTGTCCGAAGGGAACGCAGGCAATATACTGCGAGCCGTTCTCAGTTTTTGGCGACGGAGACGGACTCCAATGGGACGGCATTACAAGGCAATCTACCGTTGGAAGGGAGAACGAGACGCTTCTACAGCGCGGAACGGAGTTCAGAGTAACAAAGGTCGAGAAGGGGAAGTACGGCGATATGTTTTTTGATCTTGAAGTCGTCGGGCAAAACCCGAGGCCGCTTGTCGAGATGTTTAAGGAGATATTCTGATGGCGCATTGGGACAAAGAAACGTTTGGAACGGTGAAGCTCCCAGCAGAACAATGCAAGGCTTGCGTTTATGCACTCATGGCCGTTACTGTAAGGGGCGTCGAGTATGAGCGCTACGCCTACGGAAACTGCGGCAAATACGAACTGAAACCGACCGGGGTATTGTGGGATGAGGCTAAATGCCCGGAGTTCAAGGAGAGAGATGGCGATACAGATAAGCGTAACCGATAACAGCCAAGAGGTTCTTGACGAGCTGAAGCAAAGGATCGCGCAGGGGCTAAACGCAATCGGCGTAACGGCGGAAAAGAACGCGAAGGCAAACTGCCCGGTTGATACCGGGCGGTTGCGTAACAGCATTACCTACGCGATAACCGGGGGACAGGGGAGCCCGAACACGGAAGGCGGGCAGGCGGCTAAGCCGTCCGACTACGCAAAACACGCCGAACCTGAGTACAACGAGGTTGTTGTTGGAACGAATGTCGAGTATGCCGCTCGACAGGAGTTTTACGACTACGCGCACCACGTTGGCAAGGCGCACTTTATCCGGGACTCTTTGGCGACGCATGGAGATGACTTCAAAAAGTTGATGGAAGCCGCGCTGAAAGATTGATTTATTGTGAAAAGTGTGCTATAAGCAAATTGTCGAATGGTAAAGCAAATCCACCGAAGAAAAGGAGACGAATATGGCATTAACGCGTAAGTTTCTTACCGCATTGGGCATTGATGCGGACAAAATTGATGAGATCATTTCTGCGCACAGCGAGACGGTTGATGCGCTGAAAGCGGAGCGAGATCAGTACAAAGACGATTCCGGCAAGCTCGCGGAAGTCACTAAGGAGCGTGACAAGTACAAGAAGCTCGCGGAAGATGCCGAGAAAGACCCGTTCAAAGTCAAGTACGAAGCGCTCAAAGAGGACTTTGACGCTTACAAGGCGGAGCAGAAGAACAAGGAGACCGCAGAGCAGAAAAACAACGCGATGAGGGCCTTGCTTAAAGAGATCGGCGTGGCAGAAAAGCGTATAGACGCTGTTATGCGTGTGACCGATCTGAGCGCGATAACGATTGACGCGGACGGGAAGATAGAGGACGCGAGCGACCTGAAGAAGAGCCTGAAAGATGAGTGGGCTGACTTTATACAGACCACGCAGACCAAGGGCGCGGATGTCGCAACGCCGCCCACAAACACAGGCGGCACAGCCGCCAAGACCCGCGAGGAAATCCGAAAAATCAAGGATACAACCGAGCGGCAGAAAGCTTGGGCTGAATATATCGAGGCCCAGAAAGGAATGTGAAAATGTCTAATTCTCCTGAAACTATGTTAGCGGCTCGTTCGGCCTTACCGAACACTTTTACCAACATTTCCGCAAGAGAGATCGACTTTGTAACCCGGTTCACGGACAACTGGGAAGCCCTGCGCGAAGTGCTTGGCATTATGCGGCCTATCCGCAAAGCTCCCGGAACCAAGCTCGTAAGCTACACCGCAAGCGTTGCGCTGGAAGACGGAGATGTCCCTGAGGGCGCGATCATTCCGTACAGCAAGGCGACCGTCGTTGAAGCCGCCAAGGCCGATCTGACCATCAAGAAATACGCGAAGGCCGTTACCATCGAGGACGTGAACAAATACGGCGCGGCTGTTGCCGTGCAGAAAACCGACGAGGCTTTCCTGAACGAGCTTCAGACCACGGTTCTCGACGACTTCTACGACTTCCTGACGGACGACACCAGCGCGATAACCAAGACCTACGACACGTTTCAGATGGGCGTGGCGATGGCTATCGGCTTTGTTCGCGACAAGTTTAAGAAGATGCGTAAGAACGCTTCTTCCATCACCGTGTTCGTGAACACTCTCGACGCGTACAACTACCTCGGCGCGGCTGAGCTGACGATTCAGAGCCTGTTCGGTATTGACTATGTCAAGAACTTTATGGGCGCGACCACTTTGATCCTGTCCAGCGAGATTCCGAGCGGCAAGGTTATCGCCGTGCCGACCGAGAATATTGTGCTGTACTATGTTGATCCGGGCGACAGCGAGTTTGCTCAGCTTGGCCTGAACTACGCCGTAGAGGGCGAGACCAACCTGATCGGCTTCCACGCTGAGGGCAATTACAACACGGCGGTTGGTGCGTCCTTCGCTCTGATGGGTATGGCCCTGTGGGCAGAATATGCCGACGCTATCGCGATCATCACCGTGCCAGAAACGCCGGTAACGGACGAGACGCCGGGCGATGACGATACCCCGTAAGACCTCCTAAGATAGAGGGCGGTGCAAGATGCTTACAGAGATATGCCAAAACATTCGGAACTATTTTACGGCAGACAGCGATAAGAAGCTTGGGCAGTATCGCGTCTCTGACGGCGCGCTTGTGCCGCCCGTGTCTTTCCAAGAGGGCCAGTATTACCGCATAGTCGGCTCGGTATTTAACGACGGCGTGCATCGGTCGGACGATATCCTGAAAGACGAGGACGAGTTTGACGGTGCCGTGTGGCTTATGCGCGTCCCGAAGGAGCTCGTTGATCTGTCGGAAGAGATGGAGGCTTGGACAGAAAAGTACGGCGGGGTTGAAAGCCCGAATATGTCGCCGTATTCGAGTGAGAGCTTCGGCGGTTACACCTATTCCAAGGCACAGGGATACGCTTCCACCGGGGGCGGTATGCTTAACAACGTGTTTGCGGTCTACGACGCGAGACTTGCGCCATATAGGAAGATAAGGATATGAGCCTGCTTGATTCAGCCTTTGAAAGCTTTATCTTGATGAACAAGGTCACGACAGACGACGGCTACGGCGGCGTTGTTACCGTTTGGACGGAAGGCCCGACTATAATGGGCGCGATGGTGCTTGATAGCTCCAATACCGCTGTTATAGCGCAGGCTATGGGTGCTACCTCGGTCTATACGCTTACCGTCAGAAAGTCCTTGACGCTTGATTTCCACGATGTGCTCAAGCGCGAGCGGGACGGCAAATACTTCCGCATCACAAACGACAGCGACGAGAAAAATACGCCGCCCAGCGCGGGGCTCAATATGCGGCAGTATTCAGCGGAGGCGTGGGCGTTATGAACAAAGATAATGCGGTGCACTATTTTTGGAATAGCTTCGGCTGGCGTGCGTACGATGAGACCAGCATCCCGGATGACGCTACGCTCCCGTACATCACTCACGAGGGCGCGACCGACTTTTTTGACCGGGAAGTCGCACAGACGGCTTCGCTATGGTGCCGTTCAAGCGATTGGACGGAGATCATCGCAAAGCGCGAGGAGATCGAAAGAGCGATTACGCGGGGCGGTATCATAGTCCCTTACGACAACGGGGCCGTGTGGATTCGAAGGGGCAACCCTTGGTCAAGACGAATGTCAGATGCGACGGATGATATGATTCGCCGCATCGTTCTTAACTACTACGTAGAATACATCGAATAAGGAGCGAAAAATGAAGTATACGCAGATTCCTACCGATACTTTTAAAAACTTACAGCTGAACGCGGGTATACTTGTGAAGACCTTCGACCCGGAAACCGGCGAAGCGACAGACCTGATCGGCGCGACTACGGGCGGCGTAAACTTTACGGACGCCGTAGAATATACCGACTTCGGCGACGACATTGACAACTGCCCGAAGAATATGAAGGAACTCAAGGTTCTCGATAGCCACGAAGTGACCATCAGCGGAACCTTTGTGTCTGTTTCGGCGGCGACCGCGAAACTGCTTGCGGCGGCGGCTGATGCTTCCGGGAATAAGATCACGCCGAGAAACGATATCGTTGATGCCGACTTCGACGACATTTGGTGGGTCGGAGACTATAGCGATGTAAACAGCGGGAATGACGCCGGATATATCGCTATCCACCTTCTGAACGCGCTGAATACTGGCGGCTTTCAGATTCAGACCACAGACAGGGGCAAGGGTCAGTTCGCGTTTGAGTTTACGGGCCACTACTCGATGAACGCGCAGGATACTGTCCCGTATGAGCTCTACGTGAAGGCGGCACCCGCTCAGACCGAACCGTAATAGAAAGGACAAAGAATGAAGAATTTAAGCGATTACAAGGGACAGGACGCGTTTGAGCTTTGGGCTGACTTAATGGAGCCAATTGTTGCGATCTTGCAGGACGAGAGCATCACCGATTTGATGCGGAGCGGCGCGAGCAAGTTTAAGCTGGCGGCGGCGATAATGAAAACGCACAAGGCCGAAGCGGAGCAGATTATGACCCGGATCGACCCGGAGCCTGTGAATGCGCTTAACTTGGTTGTGCGCGTGATACGATTCCTGTCGGAAATCGGTTCCGACCCTGTGATCGCAAGTTTTTTCGGATTGCAAGGTCAGGAGAGCAAGGAATAAGGCTCTTTTGGCTTGCGTATGGGGAATACCGGGGACGGCGCGAAATAACGCCGTTCCTGCGGTATTTAAACGCACGTATAGAGACAGAAAAGCGCGACGAGGCATACAGGTTCTACGTGGCGGACTCTTTGAGGGCCGCGCCGCAGAATATGTACTTGGTCAGGCGGTTTGAGGATATCTTGTATCCGAAGCCTGAAGACTCGCGCACAGCGGAGGAGATCGCCGAGGAAGTCATAAAACGTGCGGGAATAAAGATGGAGTAAAATAATGGCTGTATATGACCTTGAAGCTATCCTTAGGCTTAACACGAAGCCTTACGAAGATAGTTTAAAGCAGGCAGGGAGCGACGCTAACTCATTTGACGGCGGCGGCGGACTTACCAAGGTAGCCAAGATAGGTGGGGCGGCGCTCGCGGCAACGGGCGCCGCTCTTGTTGGTTTTGGCAAGAAGTCCATAGACACGGGCAAAGAGTTTGACTCGTCGATGTCGCAGATCGCGGCGACCCTTGGCTATACTACGGACGACATTAAGAACGATGTAAACGGGGCCGGGAAGAACTTCGACGCGCTGAGGAAAAAGGCGCAGACGATGGGCGCGGAGACAAACTTCAGCGCGGCACAGGCGGCTGATGGCCTTAATATTCTTGCTATGTCGGGCTATGACGCTGAATCGTCTATGGCGATGATCGAGGATGTATTACACCTTGCGGCGGCTGGCTCGATGGATATGGCGTCAGCGGCGCAGTATGTATCCGGCTCGATGAAGGGTTTTGCGGACGATACCAAAAGCTCAGGCTACTACGCGAACCTGATGGCAAAGGGCGCAACCCTCGCGAACACCTCTGTATCGCAGTTGGGCGAAGCTATGTCAGGCGGCGCGGCTACGGCGGCGGCGTATAATCAGAACGCGGAATCTATGACGGTCTCTCTGTTGCGTTTAGCAGAGCAGGGCGAAGTTGGAAGTGCGGCTGGTACGGCTTTGGCGGCGGCGATGAAAGATCTGTACACGCCGACCGATCAGGCGGCAAAATCTCTGTCTGAGCTTGGCGTTGCCGTCTATGACGAAAAAGGGAAAGCCCGCGATTTCAACGACGTTTTGAACGATCTGTCGGAAGCGATGGCGGGGATGAGCGATGAACAGGCTAACGCCTACAAACAGAGCATCTTTGGTATTCAGGGCCTTCGCGCGTTCAATCAGATGACGGTTACCTCGACCGCCAAGCAGAAAGAGTGGGCCAAGGCTTTAAAAGGCGCGAGTGACGGCGCGGGCGAAGCCGCGAAGCAGTATGAGACGATGACCGACAACCTTCAGGGCGATGTCGATATTTGGAATAGTGCTGTTGACGGATTCAAGATCGCGGTGTCAGATAAACTTATGCCGTCGATACGAGACTTTGTCAAGTTCGGTTCGGACTCGGTTGGGGACTTCACCAAGGCTTTTACCGAAGGCGGATTGCCTGCGCTTGCAACGGAAGTGGGCAAATCCCTTGCAAAGCTCATAAAGAAGGTTGGGCAGAAGCTCCCTGACTTTGTGAAGGCCGGGACAAACCTTCTCACTTCTCTGTTGAACGGCATAATTGAGGCTTTACCCACGCTTGCAGACGCGGCTACGGAGATCGTGGTATCGCTTGCCGGGGCTATTGGCGAGAACCTTCCAACGCTGATCCCGAAGGCGGTTGACGCGATACTCACGATTGCGCAGGGGCTTGTCGATAACGCCGATAAACTGATAAGTGCGGCGGCTACGGCCTTTGCGGGCATCGCGAAGGGACTTATGAACGCGATCCCGCTTATCATTGAGAAACTGCCGACTATTTTAGGCGGGCTTGCATCTGCTATTGCTGACAATCTCGGAACGCTCCTCACGACCGTTATGCCTACGATCTTGGCTGTGAAGGCCGGGAAGGGGCTTTTTGAGGGCCTCAGCGGAGCGGCAGAGGGATTCAGCGGTGTTATGTCTAAGCTCGCGTCTCCGACCGGGGCGATCGTTGTTGCAACGGGCGCTCTTGTTGCGCTTGGAGTCGCTATTGTAGAAGGGCCAAAGAAGGCTTATAAAGAAGCCTACGATGAGGCGATCAAGCTCGCTCCCGAACAGCAAGCCCTTATCGACAGAATAAAGGAAGAGGCGGACAAGTGGGGCGCGGTAAAAACGGCCCGCCAAGAGCTTGGAGCAGATGCGGAATCTCAGATCAACGATTATAAATCCTTGTGGGAACAGCTTGATAAGATCGTTGACAAGAACGGCAAGGTAAAAGACGGCTACGAAGAGCAGGCGGAGCTTATCACCGGGGAACTGTCGGAAGCCCTTGGAATTGAACTCCAGTATATCGACGGACAGATAAAAGGCTACGACGATATACGAGACAGCATCGACAAGATGCTTCAGGTGAAGAAAGGGCAGATACTTCTTGCGGCTCACGAAAAAGACTATGAGGAAGCGGTCAAAGGCGTAAAGAACGCAGAAAAAGACCGCGCCGACGCGGCATATGAGGTAAGCCAGCAGGAAAAGGTCGTTGAGGAAGCCACCGCCAAGGTTCAGGCCGCACAGGAAAAGTACACCAAGGCGATGAACGATGCTCGGAATGGTACGCACGAACACGGTGAGTCCCTTGCGAGCTTAGAGCTTGAGCTTGCGGCGGCTCAGGGCGAACTGGCGGCGGCGGAGGATAAGCTCGGAACATTTAAGTCCGCGCAAGAGAAGGCGGAAAAAACCGTTCGCAATTACGAAGCTGAGATCAGCAACTACAACGACCTTATGGAAGCAACGGCGAAGGGCGGGGTTGCCGATATTGACAAGGCAATTTTTAACCTTAACAACACGATGCTCACCGCTAAGACGGGCACCGTTAAGACGCTGAAAGAGCAGACTCTTGCGTACGCAAAAGAGCTACAAGAGCAGTATAAGAAATTCAACACCACTGGCGACGCTATCTACAAAGACCAAGTAGACAGTATGAGCGAAACCGTACAGAAATCAATCAGCGAGCTGAGAAAGCTTGACCCGCAGGCGGCGGCTGAGCTCGGCAAGGTCGTTCGCGATATGAAGTCGTACTACAATGACTTCAAGAACACCGGCTCGTATTTGGGAGAAGGTGTTGGCGCTGGATTGAAAAGCAAAGGCGGCGGCCTTGCTGATATCGCCCGGAATGTAATTCGTAACGCCTTGGCGGCGGCAAAGAGCCAAGCAGGGGTAAGCTCCCCGTCAAAGGTTTGGCGCGATGAGCTCGGCGTGTACTTGGCAGAAGGTGCGGCGATCGGCATTAGGCTGGGGCAGAAGGATGTTGACGCAGCGGCGAAAAATCTTATCAGCTCCGCGACGAAAGAAGCCCGAAAGCTCGCTGTTATAGACGCGACGCCGAAGGTGAAGAAGGCCGCTAAGGAAGCCGCGCAGACTATGTTCCCTGAGATGGGCGGCTGGGATCAGGCGTATGAAGACAAGCTGAAAAAGGAACGCGAGGCGGCAAAGAAAGCTGAACGGCAAAAACGCGCTACAAAGACTGATGTTCTGCCTACGCCTACGGACGACTACTACAAGCTGAGCGATTATATGTATGGCTCTATCACAATAAACGTATATGGAACGCGAGGGCAGAGCGTTGATGAGCTTGCGGAGGCTGTCGCGTACAAACTCCAGCGTTTGTACAAGAAGGAGAGGGTGAAGT